GATGGTAATATTGTCATGACATCTCATTATGTTCCCGATTGTGTTAAACACTTAAAAAAACTGTATAAAGATATTAAATTTAATGATGGTGGTATCCGTCAATGTCTCAAAGGAGACCGATCTCATCATAACAATTTCACATTTAAAAAAGATGTATAAAAAATTCTTCTTCACATTTTTGTGAAGTTTTTTTCAAAAGATTTAGCATTTAAGTGCTCTTTCCATCGCTAAAGCGGTTCTGTCAAAATAGGGCAAATAGCATCGAAATAGCCTTAAAATCTCATACAGCCGGTGTTGAAACTAGCAAGGAGACCGCAAGGAGACATTCAAAAAATCACTTAAGATTTGAAATATTTTAATCGAAGTTTCTTCATTTCACTATCTGCTACCCTATTTTTTTGTAAATAAGAATAGTACTTATTATCTTTAAGCATTTCTTCTATAAAATGAATTGCATACATACCGCATTCATTATGACCATATTGATGTTTTATTTTATTTATGTAAATTTTTAAATCCAAGTCCATTTTAAGAGCTTGTTTCTTGAGTTTTATTAAGTATTTTTTCAATTCTGGTGGTGGTTCATTTCCAGTCGAGTCAAAAAAATAAATTTTATTTTTTTTCAAATTCATAAATAAAGAAATCCAATGAATACCTTCGCCCTCGTACGTATCAGTATTTAATACTGCTCCAACAGTATTATATTTTGACTTTAATTTTTTGTATGAGAAATTACATAAACCTGCAAATTCACATTTACCAAGTAGATTTTCCTTATCAAAGTCTATTGTCTGTGGGAAAAAAATTCTAAATCCTTCATTACATTTTTCGTGTTCTTTTAATGATTTATAGATCTCTTCGTCAGTTAACCATTCGTTTCTTGTAAACCATTTGCTTTTTTTTGTCTGTTTTTTTGTTTTGCATTTTCGATTTTTCTTGGGGATACGTCTTGATTTAAGCATATTACTTATATTATATATAAAAAATAATATATTGATGTTTTTATATGCTAAAAATTCAACATATAAAAGTAAAAAGCATATTCAAAATTAGTATAAATGATGAACGAACCAAATGAATTCGATGGGTATTCCTTTTATTGCGTTACTATACAAGCGTCGATTTTTAAAAATTTAGTTGAATCAATAAAAGAAATATTACCAGATACAACGATTGAAGTTTCAAAAGAAAACATTCGTGTTTTATCAATGGATCCTACACATAGTGCTCTTGTACATTTAAACCTTGATGCTGAAAAATTTGAAAAGTTTTTTTGTTCTTCAAAACAAATTTTAGGTGTAAATATGGTAAATTTTTTTAAACTAATTAAAATTATTTCAACAAAAGATATTCTAACACTCTTCGTAAATAATACAGACTTAAATCATTTAGGAATAAAAATCGAAAATCCAATTAAAAACACGTCAACCACATTTAAATTAAATCTAATGGATCTCGATAATTCAATGATGAAAATTCCTCCTACAAAGTTTAGAAACGTTATTTCAATGAAATCAACAGATTTCCAAAAAACATTAAGAGATATGTTAAATATTTCAGACGAAATCGAAATTAAAACAGTTGATAATACAATGATTTTAACGTGTCGTGGCTCATTTGCAGATCAGAAAACAATCATAGGTGAATCAACAACAAATGGTTTCCAATTTACTATAAATGATGAGGTTGAAGAAGAAGACAAAATTATTCAAGGAGTATTTAATTTGAAGTATTTGTCTTTGTTTTCTAAATGTTCATCCTTATCACCATCAATCAACATTTTTTTAAAGAATAACTATCCAATAATTCTTGTATTTAGAGTTGGCTCATTAGGAACATTGAAACTTTGTTTGGCCCCAAAAAATCAAAATTAAATTATTTAAAAATGTAATGATAGATTCTAAATTGTTAAAAAAATTAAAATCAAAAGATAGAAACATCTGTTATAAAAAATTACTAACTGTTGTAAAGGAAAATAAGCCAAATGTTATATTTAACATTATCTCAAATCCAGATAAATTTATAAAAGACTTAAAAGTTTATAATGCTTTAAATGACACATATGATACAGATATAAATATTGATAAAATTTTACTATTTGTTATTCGTATTATAAATGCTAATAAAATTCATGATTTGCCATTATCAAAAGAATTTGTTAGACACGCTGATAAATATTACACAGACTTTCTTAATTTTTCAAAATTAAGTGAGAAATCAAAGAATATCTTTCTTTCAAAAATAGAACAAATTAAAACTAAGATTTATAATAATGAACATTTAAGTATAATTGAGATTATTAATGACCCTGATAAATTTAAAAAAAAAGTTGACGAATACTCACAAAAAAATAAAGGAAAAGGTGATAATGAAACATTAAGTATTCATTGGAAAGATGCTACTTATAATGCTATATTAGCATTATTTAAACATAATCAACAATTTCATCGTAGAAATTCAGAACTAACACAACAATGGGTAAATCATCATAAAATAATAAGTAATGAAATTGAAAATAATTATAATGAAAATAAACCTTCAACGGAAAGACAAAAATTAGAAATTAGTTATTTAGATGCTGTTTCTATTCGTAATAGTCTTGAAGATGGAAGTGACATAAAATTATTACTATCTTTTTTGACTGATATGGCTCCTTTAAGATCTGATTATGGTAATGTATTATTGATAAAATCAAAGATTGTTCCAAAAAAATATATAGGGAAAGCCAATTATATACATAATAATAAGTTTTATTTAAATGTTTATAAGACATCAAAAAAATATGGAACAATAGAACTTCCAATTAGTAAACTTGTACAAGAACAATTAAGTATATCTTTAAAAAAGAAACCTAGAAATTATTTATTTACAACTCAAAAAGATAATATACCTTATATTGTTAAATATCAAAAATACTATGAAAAAGAATTTAATAAATGGGCTAATAAGAGTTTAAGAAAAGTATTTAAAAATAAAGATATATCATTAACATATTTTAGACATATTTATATATCAAGACCAGATTTGAATATAAGTTTAAAGACAAATGCTGGAAAAAAAGAGATAGCAAATAAAATGGGTCATTCAATAGGTCAACAATCAAAATATCAATGGATAGAATGAAAAAAAATATATGTATATATTAAAATGGAAGATCTTATTTGGTGGCCATATGCTCTTGTTATATCTATGTTTATTAATATTTTTATAGCATTATTTTTTAAACTTGAATTAAGTTATGCTTTAATAGTTGGAATGCCTATATTTTTATTGATATTACTAGCTATTTATGGAGAGACTTATCGAAAAGAAATAGAAATGAAATAAAAAATATATGTATAGTTTAAATGAGTAATACATCAGATATTGATAATGCACTTGAAAAGCAAAAAAAAAGTTATGATGATGTTGGAGAATTTAAAAAAAATTATAAAAAAGAAGTAGGAAAATATATAAAATCAAAAGTAAAATCTGAAATACAAATGTCTTCGATTTTTATAATATTTTTCATATCTTTTATATTTATAGTAACATCATCTACAGCAATAAACACATATGAAGAGTACTGTAAAGATAATGAAAAAAAAAGTGATTTTGACTTAAATAAACTTTTCATAGGAAGTTTATCAGCAAGTATTACTGTACCTGTAACATTATTATTAGCAAAATTTGGTGGTTCTTTTCGTTTAACATTATTTACTATTATATTTAGTATTTTAGGTTTTGTTGCTGCTGCAGCAACAATTCATTGGTGTAATAACTGTAAAAAAATGTCTAAAAAGGAGAAAAAAAGAAGAATTTCATGGTCTGCTGCTGGAATAATGGTTTATATCTTGATTATTATCTTTTCAATAATTATAAATTTAAATTCAAGTGATAAAAAAGTATCCCAAATAAGAAGTATAACAGGACATTAATAGTAAAAAAATTTTATTTTTTATATTTTTTTTATTTTTTTTCTTTTTTTCTTTTTTTTTTGACCCTTAGTGGTCATATGTGTGTTTGACCCTTATTGGTCAATTCTTGATTCAAACGAGCCTCTCGGTCACGCGAATCTGAAACACAACGTTTGTCTTTAAATTACGCTGTGTCATGTTGCGAAAGCTCACATGATAATTATCCCCATTAAGAGGAAATCTTACACATGTGTCTCCACGATTATACTGAGACTTGAGTAACTTTACAGTATCAGAATCGTAATCGTACCAAACATCACTTTCTTGGTATTG